ATTTAAAACCTACCTCAGTTAATTGTAGGTTTCTAAAAAAGAACCTACCCTAGTTATATTTTGTTTACAAACATTTTATTTATAGGTAGTTTTTTACAATGTAAAGATAATTTGACAATTTTATTTAAAAATATATTTTGTCAAGAATTGGATAAGATTTCCCACTTTTCCAACAATAATTAAATTAGGACTTAGAAAGTTTAAAGTGAAATGCCCAAACTGTAATCATAATATGCAAAAAATACCCTTAACAAAGAATATGAAAAGAGTTTTTTTATTTATTACTGATTTTATACAATCTAATTCTGCATCACCTAGCTTTGAAGAAATCAAGGATGGTGCCGATCTAAAAAATAAATCTGAAGTTGCAAGATACATTATGTGTCTCAAAGACAGAGGATGGTTAACCTACCAACGCTATAAAAAAAGGACAATACGAATATTATGAATGGCTACATAAAAATTGATAGAAGTATTTTATATCATCCTGCTTTACAAAAACGAGGACAAGAGTTTTGTGAGAAGGGTGCATTTATGTGGTTACTACTGGAAGCTAGCTTTGTTGATAGAGTGTACCGCATAAAAGATAAAACTATTTTTTTAAAACGTGGTCAATTGTGTTGTTCATTAACTTATATGGCCGAAGCATGGGGGTGGGATAAATCAAGAGTTCAACGGTTTTTAGATAAGCTAAAAAAATTTTCGACAATCTCAACCGATACACCAAACGATACACCAGCCGATACGCCAGACATCCTTACAATCTGCCATTATGACAAGTATCAAGATACACCAAACGATACGCCAACCGATAACAAACATAATAAAGGATATAATAAAGGAAATAATACTATTGATGAAAAGGCTTTTGAGGAGTGGTGGAAGTCATTTAATTATGTTGGAAGAAATAAAGGAAGTACCGTTAAAGCTAAGACATTTTTTAAAAACACTAAGGACACTGAATTATTAAAAAAAGTTAGAGATACGTACAATGATTTTTCTGCTTTTCAACAAAGTAAAAGTTTAGGTGTCCCAATGGTAGCGACATGGATTAATCAAAAACGATGGGAAAATTATACAATGTCTGAACCTGTAAATGAATTTATTCCAATGAAAAAAGATGATGCATATTTAAAGTGGGTTCCTTGGGTTAAAAAAGGAATGAGAAGTACAGCGATAAGTCAAGACATGGTTCACCGAATGAAAGCAGAAAATTTAATTACCGAAGATGAATTTAAAGCATGGTAAAAAGAAAAAAGAAAAAAGTTGAGTTATCTGATTTTGGTTCTAGCCAATTAATTAAAGATGATAAACATAATGTTTTAATTCGTCCCGTTGATAACGCTAAATTTCACGTCGTCTATCCAAGCCAAGGACAACGACATTTACAACGTATCGACGATCACATCATCGTAGTCTATAAACGTAGAAAATTATTAAACCCAATCAACAGAGAAAGTAACGACAAACGATATTTAGCTGGCGCTCGAATTCGAGATTTAGCCGACAGGTCAAACATTCAGGAGAGAGTAACACCAAATTATACCAGCTTCTTAGCTATGGTACATTCAGGTAAAGAAAGTATTACTGTCGATAAAATAGATACTTACCAGCAGTTACATGATGCTTTACGTTTTGCTATACATCATCAAAGTATTATTTGGGATTGTTGTGTTAATGATCAATCAGTAGGACGTAAGATAAATAAATTAAGAGAAGGTTTAGATACTCTTATAGAGTATTTTAAAATAAAGTAGGGCCCGAAGGCCCTAGATCACAAAAGATATAATAAAAATAAAACAGCAAGTAAAAGCAACCCAAAGCGTAAACTCACTTATTATCTTTATCCAAGTTAACATTTATTGCACCATCTAATCGTTTTAATTGTTCATCTTCAGGTAGTGAGTCAAAGTCATCAGGAAATGAAATACCTTGTTGGGTTTTAAGCATACGCTTTTTCCAAGCTATATCTTCCGCTTTAGTTTTTGTACCACCTAAAATGCTTCCTAATGAAGCTATCGTCGATGCTAATTTTAAATTACTAACGTCATCGGTCATCGTTACTCCTTTTTGTTTTGTGCTATGCACAGTTAATACTCCAACGATTTTTAAGACTTGGTGCAGATTTATTATAAATCTTATCTGCATTTTTACTTTTCCATTTCTTAATTCTAGTTTGAGTAAACTCGATAATAAAACCAACAGCCTTTAAATATTTTGCTGGTTCATCAATTCTTGTATAGGTAATTAATTTTTTATATCCTAATTCTTTAACTCTTTTAATAATTGCAGAAACAAACATACTTGGTACTGGTGAAGCATGATCTTTATTAAACTGTGGAAGCTGGCTATCGAAACATGGTTCATCATTATCATTAACAAAACAAATACGAGTAATTTCTAATGTTTGACCATCATTCAAAGGGCAAGCAACAGGCAATCCAACAGTAGCAACGCCAAGTAAAACACTACCCTCAGATTTAGGCCGAGCATAAACACCTTCACCGCCTACATTTAATACATAAGCATCATACTTTTCACTATAATTTACATCACCATAATCAGGGTCATAATATTCTTCAATACTATCATCAGTAATATCAAACCTATCAATAATAACCCAATCATGTAAACCTTCAAAATCATCACATTCCCAATTGTCTAATTGTTTTCTAAATATACCTAAAGAAAACTTATGACCTTGTGGCTGGATATTATGTTTATGAAACTTATTAATTATTTCTTGTGCATCTTTTAATTCTATAGGTTTAATTTCAATAAAATCTTTATTGATAGTAGGCATATCAACAAAGTTAGATGGAGACAGATGGCTCATTATTGAGCCACCTTAAATTTAGTTGCTAAAATAAAATTTCCACAACAATTTGAAATTTCATAACCTACAAATTCATCATCTTGATATTTTTCAAAATAATCTCTAGAGCCAAAAACAAACCAAGCGCCTTCAATACCTAATTTATGATCTTTATGAATTGTGGGTTTAGAGTCTTGTACTGGACGAAAACTTTTATCATGGCATGGGTCAATACCATCAGTCATGCCGTTAAAACTATTTCTATTGCTAATAAATAATTTACCTTTGTTAATTCTAATAAATTTTTTGATAGTAGCTAAAGTTGTTTTTTGCATTATACTTTCCATTGTTTTATTCCTTTTTGTTTATAAACAATGTTATACTATGTAACATTGTTATATGTCAAACAATATTATAAAAAAAGTGAATGTTCTATAAATGTAGGGGTTACAAACGTTGCAGAACTAAGGTAAAACGTTGTTAACACTATAATTCCGTTCAAAATTAAGGAAAATATGACACCAGAGATCAAACTTTGGCGGTCAGTGATTATCCAAGCTATTACAGACGCATTAGGGTTATTTTCTGAGGTAAATTACCAAAATCGCAAAATTAGACAGCAAGCCGTTGATTGGATGTCCAGCGAGGACATAAAATTAGTTTCTGACTATGCCGACACGTCAAAAGACTACATTGTGCACTTATACAACAGATTAAGAGCCCAAAGACACTTAAAACTACGAGATACAGAGGATTTACTTAAAAATGCTTTTCTTCGACCCAGACAATTTACAATTTACAGTAATGAGGGAGACAAATGATGAAGAACCAGCGGTTTTGGTCAGAATTGTCGGTTTTGCCAGCCATGACGAAGCAAATCTCTTTTCTAATCAACTTTTAGCCTTACATGGTGAAACGCAGAGTCAAACAGTACATTAGTGGAATGTGGTTTTTTGAAAAAACCCGAGAACAACAACAAGAACATCAAAAATGTCATATCTGTGGAGATATAGGCATCTTTAGTAATGATTACATGCATACATGGTATTGTAGTCAACATATGGACAATAAATGGAAAAAACAGGACGACCAAGCAAATATTCAGAAGAATTAATTGATAAGATAATGAATGAATTGGCGCATGGAGTCAGTATAAAAAAAGCATTAAAGAAACACGACGTTTACTGGGAGTCATTTAGACAATGGCTAAACAATTCTGAGTATCCTGATCTTCGTAAGAGATACACTGAAGCAAAAGCAGATGGTATTGAATGGATGATGGCAGAGACTACAGAACTATCCGAGAAAGCATTGGCCGAGTCAAAAGAAGAAAATAAAGCGGGCCGAACAAACAGAGATTATGTAAACATGATGCGACATCACATAAACCTTCAAACCTTCCGAGCAAGCAAGCTAGCACCAAGAGTATATGGTAATAAAGATCAATTAGAAATATCAGGGGTAGATGGTGGAGAGATCAAAGTTAGTTTCGAGAAATGATTGGTCTGGTTTACTTCAGATGCTTGGATATAATGAACATAAAGTATCTAATAAAGAGAAAAAAGAGATAAAAGTAATTAAAAAGAGTAATAAAGGTAAAGAGGGTAAGAAGAAGTAATTGGCTGTAATACTAGGTAAATAGGGTGAGATAGGTCTAATAATCCAAAATTGAGGTCTTTTTAGTCTATTAACCTCACGAGAACTTAAAAATCTTAATAAAATTACTTAAATTTGTGAAATAAACTAATAAATGGCAGTATTTAGCCATTAATATGGGATAAATAATCCTATTTGATAATTATTTGGCTGTTTTCTGCCGATTTAAGGGTTGGGCACCCCAAAGGAAATTTTTAAAAGAATTAGGGGAGTCTATCAAACACTTTGCAGAGTCCATTCGAGGACCTTTTTTTACAGGAGATATATGAGCACTAAAGTATGGGATAAGCCTAGGCCTAAAAACCTTGGGAAACCTAAAACAAATAAAAATAAAAAGAATTATGCATCAGTTAAAGCACAGGCTGATAAAAAATTTGGTTCTGGTACCTCGTTGGTAAAGAACATGTGGATTTCCAAAAAATTATCGTAAGAATTTTCTTCCCGTAGAAAGTTATCTTTGCCTACTTATACTATTCCGTACAAACCAAGGAAACATCAAGCACAGTTACATCGTAAACTAAAGCGCTTTAACGTCATTCCTGCTCATAGAAGATTTGGAAAATCCTACTTTTGTTTAGCAGAGACATTAAAGAAGTGTTTTGAGTGCCAGCTTCCAAACCCTCGGTATTATATTATATCGGCTACATATTCTCAGGTAAAAAAAATACATTGGGATACGCTAAAATTTTTAACAAAAAATATTAAGGGAACTACGTATCACGAGACAGAACTTCGTTGTGATATGGTAGGGGGGAGAAGAATACAACTATTAGGGGCCGACGGAAATAGCGTTGACTCTATTCGTGGAATTTTCGCGGACGGTGTTATTCTTGATGAGTGTCAGTTACTCCATAA